CGTTCGGGCCGAGCCGGTGTCCGCCCTCTACGAACAAGGCCTCGTCTCGCACGTCGGCCAGCTTCCAGATCTGGAGGACCAGATGTGCAACTTCACCCAGGCCGGATTTGTCGGCGAGGGCTCTCCTGACCGCGCCGACGCGCTGGTCTGGGCCCTGACCGAGCTGATGCTGACCGGCTCGAACTACAGCTTGGCCAACGTCTGATGCGGTTCTCTGACCGCCTCGTGAACCTTGTCTCGGCGCTCGGCACCCGCAAGGACAAGGCGACCGCTACCCGCTGGATTGTTCGCGAGATGGACCGCGAGCAGGCGCTGGCCGCCTACCGAGGCGACTGGATCGCCCGCAAGCTGGTGAAGATTCCAGCCTTCGACATGACCCGCGAAGGGCGCAACTGGAAGGCCGGCAAGACCAAGATCGAGCCGTTGGAAGCTGAGGAGGCCCGCCTGCAGGTGTGGCCCAAGCTGGCCAAGGCTATGACCCTGGCCCGCCTTTTCGGTGGCTCGGCCATGATCATCGGGATCAACGGTGACGATCCATCCAAGCCGATCGACTCGTCGCGCATCGCCAAGAGTGGCCTGTCCTATCTTCACGTCGCCAGCCGCTACGAGATCAACCCCGGCGAAATCGACCGTGACCCCGGCTCGGAGGGCTGGGGCGAGCCGCTGTACTACACCATGTCGTCGGCGAGCGCCGGCCAGTTGCGCATCCACCCGTCGCGAGTGATCCGTTTCATCGGCGCTGACGTGCCGGATGCTGCATTTCAGAACGGCTGGGGCGACTCGGTGCTGATGGCCGTCAGCGAGGCCGTGGAGAACGCCGGCATCGCTCAGAGCGCCATTGCGCAACTGCTCCATGAAGCCAAGGTAGACGTCTACAAGATCCCCGACTTCATGCGGAACGTGGGCGACGAGTCCTATCGCCAGAAGGTCATTGAGCGGGTCAGTCTGTCCCAGCAGGCCAAGTCGATCGCCAACGGCATCCTCATGGATGCTGAGGAAGACTATATCCAGAAGCAGATCGGCTTCGCCCAGCTGCCCGAGATCCTGCAGCTCTATCTCCAGATCGCCGCCGCGTCCGACGATATCCCCGCGACCCGGTTTCTGAGCCAATCCCCCGCCGGAATGAACAGCACGGGCGAGAGCGACACCCGCAACTACTACGACCGCCTCGCCGGCGACCAAGAGATCGACCTTCGCCCTAAGCTTGAGCGGCTGGACAACGTCTTGATCCCGTCGGCGCTCGGGTCGCGGCCTGGCGAGGTCTATTGGGAGTTCGCCCCACTCTGGCAGAGCACCGACAAGGAGAAGGCGGAGGTTTTCAAGGCGAAGGCCGACGGCGCCCGCGCCCTGGCCGGCGCCAAGGGCGGCCCACTGCTGCCGGTGAACGCCTTGTCGGACGCCCTGGTCAACACCTTCACCGAAGACGGCTCCTTGCCTGGCCTGGAAACGGCGATCGAGGAGCACGGCAAGCTGAGCGAGCAAGAGCCGGCTGGACTTGTCGCCGAGGATCCGCCGGAGCCGGTGGAAGACCCGGAAACGCCTCCCCAGGCCTGATCGGTCAGGAGACCCCCTTCATGATGATCACCGACACCCTGACGCTTGATGCGTCGGGTCTATCCCTCACGCGTGATGGTTACCTGATCGGGGACGCCAAGGTGTCGCGGGCCGGCAACGTCCAGCAGTATCTTGGCTCCGAGCTGGGCCTGACCGGTGACGACGCCAAGAAGGTGTTCGGCGTCTACCGTGACCCGGACGTCGTGTTCGACTCCGCGAGCCTGCTGTCGCTCGCCGGACGCCCCGTCACTCGCGGCCACCCGCGCGACCCGGTCACGGCCGACAACTGGCGTGACCTCGCCAAGGGTCAGGTCGGCGGCGTCATCCGCCGCGATGGCGAGCACGTCGTGGCGCCCATGGCCATCATGGACGCGGCCTCGGTCAAGGAGATCACCGACGGCGCCCGCAGCCTGTCGGCCGGCTACACGGTCGACGTGGTCCCCGCGGTCGGCACCGCTGCCGACGGCACCCCCTACCAGTTCAAGCAGGCCGGCCAGCTGCGGTTCAACCACGTGGCCTACCTCCCCGACAACAATCCCCGGGCGGGAAACACCCGCATCGGCGACGCCAACCTCGACGGGGCCTGGGGCTCCTCGCTCGCGGATCGTTCCACGCCCCCCAACCATGGAGACCGCCACATGGCGCTCAAGACCATCATCGTGGACGGCCTCCCGGTCGAAACCACGGACGCCGGTGAAGCCGCCGTCAACAAGCTGAAGGGCCTGCTGGACACCGCCAGCAAGGCTCTGACGGACGCCCAGGCCAAGCACACCGCCGATCTGGCCGCCAAGGACGCCGAACTGGCGACCAAGGACGCCGAGATCGCCGACCTGAAGACCAAGGTGCTCGACACCGCTGCCCTCGACGCCCTGGTGGCCGACCGCGCCGCCGTCGTGTCCAAGGCCAAGGCCCTGGTCCCGACGCTGGACACCGCCGGTAAGTCGAACCTGGACATAAAGCGCGCCGTCCTGGGCGACGCGGCCAAGGACAAGTCCGACGCCTATGTCGACGCCGCCTTCGACCTGAAAACGGCCGACGTGAAGACCCCCGACCCGCTGCGATCGGCCATCGCCGACAGCCGCTCCACGGGCGGCGTCAATGCCGCCTCGATCCGCGACGCCGCGCGCCTCGCCAGCCTGAACTAAGGGAGACCGAACATGGCTGTTCTTCAGGACACCTATACCAGCACCATGACCGCGGCCTACCCCGGCATGGTGGCCAACGGCGAGACCAGCAACCGCATCTCGCGGACCTGCGAAGACGCCGGCGGCATCCCGTTCGGCGCGCCGGTTTATCGCGGCTCTGGCGATCACGGCTGCACCGCCACGGTGGGCACCGCCGCGACCTTCCTGGGCTTCGCCATCGCCGACGAAACCGGCGCCCTGCTGCCGGGCCAGACCGCCGACCGCTACCAGCAATATGACAACGTCGCGATCATGACCGGCGGCGTCATCTGGGTCACGGCCGGCGGTGCTGTCACCGACGGCGCCTCGGTCACTGTCGGCAAGAACGCAGGCGCGGCCGACGGCATCGGCGCCACCGCTGCGGATGCGACCCACATCGCCGCCACCGGCTGGGTCTTCGACGACACCCTCGCGGCGACGGGCCTTGCCCGCGTCGCCAAGCGCTAAGGAACCTCGAACATGATCATCAACTTCGCTGACGCGACCGGTGGCCTGTTCACCGACGCCGCGTCGTTCCTGGCCGCCAGCGATAGCCAGCGTGAGCTCGCCTTCCAACGCTGGGCCGCCTATGACGCGGCCATCGCCGCCACGTTCGGCGACAAGGCCTCGGAGTTCTTCGTTGACGCCCAGGTCGGCCGCGCCTTCCTGACGCCGCAGCTGTTCCGCATCGAGACCCAGGTCTACATGCGTCGCTATCCCAACGCCGATCTGACGGGTCTTATCCCCGTCAACACAGCCGGGGACATGTGGGACGTCGGTACCGTGTTCTACAGCATGGACGAGGTCGGCAAGGCCGAGTTCCTGAGCGGCAAGGGCTTCGATATGCCCTACGCCTCGACGCTGATGAACCAGAACAGCCGCGGCTACCACCTGGCCGGCATCGGCTACGAGTGGTCGACGCAGGAACTGCAGCGCGCCGCCAAACTCGGCCGCTCCCTGTCGGCCGACAAGGCCGCCGCCGCCCGCAAGGCTGCGCAATTCTTCAAGCGCTCGGTCGCGATGACCGGCCGCGCGCCTGGGACTTCGGCCTCGGAGAAGGGCTGGACCGGCTTCGTCAACGACGCCAACGTCCCGACCGCCAACGTCGCCGCCGACGGCACCAGCTCGTCCACGACCTGGGCCAGCAAGACGCCGGACCAGATCAGCCGGGACATCTGGTCGGCTGTCAACGCGGTCGAAAGCCAGACTGGCGAGACGCACACCGCCACCACGGTGGCCCTGCCGACCGCCAAGCTGCGCTACATCGAGCAGACCCGCATGACGGACACCGGATCGACGATCCTGGCCTATATCCGCGGCAACCGGGACGGCGGCGAGAACATCGTCTTCAAGCCGATCCGCGAGCTGGCCGGCGCCGGCGCTTCGGGCACCGACCGTCTGGTGGCCTATGACGCCTCGGAAGAGGTCGTTCAGTTCCACCTTCCCGGCGATCACGAGTTCCTGCCCGCGTTCCAGAAGTCGTCGATGACCTACGAGGTCGGCGGCATCATGAACGTCGGCGGGACCGAGGTGCGTCTCCCCAAGGCCATGACCTACCGTGACGGGATCTAGGCCATGACCAAGTTCACCAACAACACCAGCGGGCCCAAGGGCGTTCACACGACTGCGGGCCTGGTCCTGATCGATGCCGGCAAGACCAGCGATGACCTGGAAGTCAGCGAAGGCGAACTGAAGTCGGCCAAATCGACCGGCTGGTTCACCATCGATGGCGAGGCCAGCGACGACGGCGACAAGGGCCTGGCTGGCATGAAGGTCGAAGACCTGAAGGCCCTCGCCGAGACCGAAGGCGTCGAGCTGGGCGACGCCACCAAGAAGGCGGACATCATCGCCGCCATCGAACTGGCCCGCGAAAGCAAGGCGCAGGCCTAAGCCCATGGCGTACGGCGATGACACCAAGTTCGAGGCATGGCTGGCCGCCAACGGCTTCACCGTGCCCGACAGCTCTTCGTCGTCCGCCCAGCTGCGGAGCCGGGGGAGCATGCACGTTGACGCGCATGTCTTCCCCGGCGCTCCCACGGATCCATTTGTCCAAGACAACGCGTGGCCCCGCACCGGAGCCACCGCGTACGGTCAGGCGATCCCGTCTGATGTGATCCCGGTGGCGATCGAACACGCCAGCTATGCGGCCGGCTACTTCGAGGCGATGAACCCGGGTGTGCTGACGACGCGCTCCTCAGCCGACCAACGGCTGAAGCGGAAGCGCAACCGCGTCGAGGGCGCGGTCGACGTCGAGACCGAATACTTCGACAACGGCTCTGATGGCGCCGCCGGAGAATCCGTCACCATTCCCATGGTAGAGGGGCTTCTGGCCCCCTTCCTGACCAGCGCATCCGCTGGCCCTTCGATCTTCATCGTCTGATGAGCATCTATGACGAGGGCAGGGCGGCGGCCATACGCCTGCTGGCCCCCTTGGGGACGAATCCTGACGCCGCGGGCCAGGTGGTCACCTTCGACTTCACCCCGCCAGGAACCTACATCCCCGGTGGCAGCGTCATTCCCGGCGCCCCGGTCAACCAGACCTGCAGCGGCGTTGAGAAGTCGATCAGGGCGGAGCGGATCGACGGAGCCAACATCCTCCATGGCGACATCGAGTTTGTCATGAGCCCGGTGACGATAGCCGGCGCCGACCTTCAGCTACCGCCGATCACCAATGGCCAGCTACCCGCCGATGCGATCCTGACCCTGTCCGACGGACGGCCCTGGCGCGTGGTGAGCGTCGACGCCAAACGGCCTTCGGGCCTGCTGATCTCGGCCACCTTGCAGCTGCGACTATGACGCTGGGCTTTGCCGACACCGTAGACAGAGCCGTCGAAGACTATTGGGCGCGCGCCGCCCAGGTCGTGCGGTTCACCATTGAGGAGTCGGGCCGCCGCCTGATCAAGCGCTCGCCGGTCGGTATGCCTGAAACGTGGAAGCGGAAGGCGCCAGCCGACTACCGGCCGGGCCAGTTCCGT